AGCGGCAGCTTTAACTTGCTTCGTGTGAGCCATTGATCTCGCAAGAGCACGGGTGTATCGGCTTCCGAGACGATCATAGAGATTGTCCTCGATAGCTTCTTCCGTGATTGAGAATGCCAATGCGATGGTTTCGTTGTTGTAGCGAGCAGTATATGCTTCGCCAGCATCATCGAAGTTTACAGCGGAACCTTCCGATTTATTCGGAGCAGCTCCAAACCCGGATAGCATAACTTCTTCCTCAAACGCTCTGTCTGAAGACTCAGTAGTGTATATTTCCGAGTGCTGGTTTTCGTACCTGTCGTACTCCATGCCAAATAGGGCATTAAGACCAGGCTCTAGCTCTTTCGCTAGTTGTGCGCGTGATATAGCCATTTTCTAGTCTCCTATACGCCAGTTGTTGAAACAGTACCCGCCGCAATGGAGCCAGTTGGCGCATTGAAGTGGTTATTGATTCTAACGATTAAAGGGATACCAGCGACAGTGAAGTCAGCATTATCGGGATCTTCTACGATACCCATAACTCTTAACGCCAAAGTGTTGGTGGTTGCGATTGTATTTAGATCCGCTGTTGCAGAAGACATACCAGTGGTAGTAGAACCGCTGTTACCTGTTGCAAGAGCAATATTAGCAAAAACCGCTGTGCGGACTTCTGCTTCAGTATCTGCTCCAGCAACTACATTTGATGTAGCAACAGAGAACAGTTGGTTTGGATCATCATACACGAAAGCTTTGACAGGATACGCAGTATCCGCGCCAGAGCCGGGCCAGTAATTCGACCATACTACTTTACCAGTACTTGAAGATGTATACTCACATCCGCCAAAAACACCAAGAATAGAGACGGTACCACCAGCCGCAGCTTGTAGATCGTCAATAACTCCCGCAGCTAACGGTATAACCGGCATGCCTTGGAATATTGGATTAGTGTTTGCAACGGCTATACGATACTCTGTCATACCAGTAGAATTGGTCGCTTGACCAAGTTTTCCTATGGGTTTCAGACCATAGGCTACATTAACATTTGCCATTATAGCACCTCATTAATTATCAGAAGGGGGTTTTCCCCGCCCGAAGGTTACACGACTTTGCCTACTCTGATGAATAGGCATCAAAGGATTTTGTTCCTTCATTAGATCTTGATCGACTGCCGCCATTGCTTCGCGGGTACGGGTCCCGTAATACTCGTTTCTCTCATTGGCCGTTTCGATTGGTATTCGACACAACATCAAGCCACCATTCCCGATTACACCCATAAATTTACCATCTTCGATAGTGTTATACTGGGTGCCTGGATATTCATCAGCACGGACGGGTTCCCACCCTTCACGAAGTTTAGCATGAACATTACTTTGATCATCCTCTCCTCGCATAGCTGTTCGTATCCAACGATGCACAAAACCTTCTGGAGGTGCGGGGGCATCTAGGCGACTGGGCGGTGCCCAGGGTTTTCTGCGCGTTTCTTTTTCTCGCGTTTCGTCTGTTCTTGCGGTTCTTGCATCTGCCATGTTTTTAATCCTTCACATACTTTGCATATTCCGAAATAGGTACATTTAGCCTTTTTGCCATAGCAACTTGCGATGGAGTTAGCGTCACGGTCCTGCGCCCCTTTTTTATATTGCGGGAAGCGGAAGATCCAGCGGGTGCGACCTGGGTGCTTCCTCCCGTTTTCTTAACGCCTAGTTTTGCCGGAAACTCCGACAATAATCTGCGATCTACTTCAGTATAGTACTCATTTGACAGCGGGTCAAACCCTTCTTCCTCTACCATCTTACGATGAATGCCAAATGCAGCGTAAGTCATAACTTCATCCTGACCGAACCAAGTATTCTTTTCTGCCCAATCTCTAGCTTTAGGATCCTCTTGTCGAGGAGGAGGAGGTGCCGCTTGTTGCGGTGCAACAGCCTGTCTTCCCTGTTCAGGTTGCGCTTGCTCTACAGATAACCTCTGGTCAGCACGTTGTTTTGCAACATTATACCTGTCAGAATCTATAGTCGCACGAGATAGATATTCTTGTGCTTTAACTACAGCATCTGAATCACCGGACTCATAAGCTTCCTTATAAGCCTGTCTAGCTGTTTGCAACTGAGCATCAACTTTAGCTCCATACTGATTTAAATAACCACTATCTAGCTGTTTGTTGTGTGCCTTTAGGTTGTTGTTTTCCTGCAACAACTTTTCAGCAAATCTCTGTGCTTCTTCTTTTTCTCGTTTTTCTTGGTGATATTTAGCCGTTTGTTTCTTAATTCGAAGCTGAACTTTTTCACCATATGACTCAAGCTCATCGTCAGGAGCCTCTTTTTGGGCTTCCGGTTCTTCCGCAGCAACCTTTTCTTCCGGGGCCTCGCTCTCAGCCTCTTCTACTTCAATAACAACTGGTTCTTCCTCATCACCTGCTTGCTTGATTTCAGTTTCTTCACTCATGACTCTCTCCTAAATATGTTTAACATCATCTGGTTCTAAAATAGTAGCAATAACTTCGTCATCATTTATGATGCGAACTTCGCCACCATCAATTCTAAAACGAGACCCAGCATAACGACCGATGCAAACCCATTGTCCTTGCTTGCACCACGGCTCTGCATTAGGACCGAACTTGTCTGGGTCCTTGTAAGCCATCGGGCCAACTCGCATAACATAAGCAACAACAGTAGCTACTGCTTCTCGCTCACGAATTTCATCTGGGATAAACAAACCACCACCAGTCTTTGCCTTCCCCTGGTAAGGCATCACAAGAATGCGCCACCCTGTGGGTTGAGGTAATCTTTCGACTAAGGGTTGATCTAAAAGTGAAGGGTCTAAAACCCTTTCATCGGCGGGTATATACGCGCTATCAGCGAGAGAAGACGCACTTGCGGCCTCCTTTTCAGCTTTCCTTTTTTGCGCGACATGTTCAGGAAGATATAAGGTCTTCGACATCGTCTGCGTTTTTCTCCAGCAGGGCTTTAATTTCTTCTCTGGCAAAGGCAACGCCCCGTATCTCACCTACCAAAGATTTGTACTGCTCCCAGTCCTTAACTGCACCGTTGGAAAGAGCATCAGATATGTTCTGTTCTCTCTCCTTCAATACCTTATACATATATCGTGCAAATTCAACTCCGTCTAGCACTTAATAGACTCCGCTAAAGAAATTTGGTTTTACTTGAGCTCCTTGGCCTTTAGTATCAATTTCACGACCTTTGTTTTTGGCATCAACTGCACCACCTTTGCCGTATTTAACCATACCGCCACCCATCATGCCTTTGACTTCGCCGCCATCTTTATACTTCATTTTTTTCTTTTTCTTCCCCATTGATCCACACATGAGAGTATCCTTTCTATTACACTGCCATTTCTAATGCTGCTTCCAGCGTCTCATCGTTTCGTCTTGTCCATCCTCTACCAAAAGTATCGAACGTACTTAGACCTTCATAAAATTCCTGCCTTGCTTTATGCATAGGAACTATTATTTCTTCTGGAGCCATCTCTTCTACAGCTCGAAGCGTCATCGGTCCAATGCCGCCATCTGCTTCCACACCAACAATTCGTTGCAATGCTTTGGCTGATCTACTCATACCACTGTTAACGCCCCAGTCAAACACGCACCAATCTACACCACTAGGCAACTCATCACAGCCACCTCGATCCCAATAATTGTTTTTGTATATTGGAGCTACGTCATCCACAGTAAGATCTCTCATCTCTTGTTCAGAGACTTCTCTTCCAACCCAGTCCTCATATACTTTTTTAGTAACACCGTGATTAGTGATCCCACCTGGATCGCTCTGATGATTTACAAAACCCCCTTCGTGCTCTAGTAATAAGTGCAAACAATGCTCGTAATTTTGTATCACTTAAGCTTTCCTTTTCTCAGCTTTCTTTTTAGGGAAGCCTGCCTTCATATTGGCATAGGCCTTTGGACTAATCGTGCTTTTCTTTTTAGAACGAGAAGTACCTTCTTTTTTTCTTTTATTCATATTTGCATATAAACTCATTATACTTTCCTCGCTTTGTCTATTGCCCTTGAGCCGAACCAAAAAGATAGTATAGCCGCAAAGATACCCTTAGTTTCGTCATCCCACAAGACATTTATGGCTTCCGAAAAATTAGTGCCAGCTTTTAATGCTTCCATTAATAACGTAATCTCTATCGTAGCAAACAACAAAAAGAAAGCATAAGTGATTACGGGCCTTACCGATTTTTGTAGACCTGATATAAAACCTACACCTTGATTTATACTTATGTCATGTTGGATAAGACGATCATGCTCGTTATCTGCGCCCATTGTTTCGTACATGCGAACGTCATGGTCGTAGCCTGCGGCTCTTAATTCAGCCATCGTTCTCATTTTTTCTAATTCAAATTTATTGTCTTGTTTCTTAGCAAACGCATCCGTAATAGCCGGAACCGCCGAACTAGCAAACCCAAGAACAGAACCTAATAATGCAAACATGTTATGCCTTCGCTTTCTTTTGTGCAGTCTTTGAAAGATCTTTGAAATGAACTAATGTTTTGGAAGTCTTAGTGTGGGTCTTACCAGTATGCAAAGAACCATCCGACATTTTATGCATACCTCCTTTATGCAGCGTACCATTCTTAAGA